GAATATAAGGAGTCTAATAAATGATCAAACTAATTTTTGTGCTATCATTAGTGACGCTGATTGTAGCTGGTGTATTTTTCTTTTTTTAAGGAGTCAGATGCATCTTCAAAGTGGAAAGCAGTTAAAACTGTGCTATACTTGCTGTTCTTCGGGTTCATTGCTTCGTCAATTCTGGCTGGCATTGTTATTTTGTTTTAATCAAAGGAGTATTTATGAAATTTATTAAAGGTATTATTCTTGCTGTTGCAGTTGCGTTGGCTTCTGTAGGTTGCACTCGCATTGAGACTGGTGAAGTTGGTGTACGGGTCAATGCATCAAAACAGATTGAAGGCTCCGAGCTACCACCCGGTTCATGGAATCAAACAATGGTCGGTTCTGTGCTTACATTCCCAACTAAAGATATCTCTGTTACACTTGACAATAAAACACCAATGACTGCAGACAATAGTGCTCTTGCAGACTTTGATATTACAGTTGTCTACGGTTTGAATCCTACTTCAGTTGCTGAACTATACTCAACAAAGAGTCGTAGCTTTCACTCTGAGCACAAAGGTGATATTTATCTGATGCATTCGTACATGAGCACTCTTGTTAACAACGCAGCTTATAAGGTTGTACGTGGTTATAAATCACTTGAAGTTGCAGACAATCGTGCAAAGATCGAAGAGCAAATTCGTGATACTGTACATGAACAGCTAAAATCTGAAAAGTTGGATAATGCTGTATCATTGACTGTAGTGCAAGTTCGTAATATTCTACCTAACGCTGAAATCTTACAGTCTGCTACCAACTATGTTCGTGCTCAAAACGAACTAAAGATTAAGCAAACTGAAGTTGATATCGCTAAGAAAGAATCTGAGCGCATGGCTGCACTGAGTTCTAACTCTGGTCAATCTATCGCTTATATGCAAGCTCAAGCACAAATGAAGATTGCTGAAGGTATTGCCTCTGGTAAGGTAAATACAATTGTTGTACCGATGGATTTCAAGGGTATGGTTAACGTTAAGTAATTAGGAGTATTTATGAAATTTAAAACATTGATTGTTGCTGCATGTGTTGTCTTAATGACAGGTTGCGCTTCAGTAGATAAATCCTTGACTTGTACAGAAGGTAACCGTCAAGTTTTGGTTGAGCGAAACGCCCGTATGGTAGAAACTCAAAAAGAACTGGAATCGTATAAAGCGGGTGCAAAAATTCCCGGTCAAGATTTCACATTATTTTCTAGTCGTGATCAACTATTGGCAGCTTTAATTGCTGACTATAATAAGCATTATGACTTTTTGGTATATGAGGCTAAACATTATAACGAGCTTTGCGTAACAAAGTAACTCAGGGAGAGCTTCGGCTCTCCTTTTATTGTTTAGAGATAAAATGAAATATTACGTAACGATACAAGTTGAAGAACAAATTGAATGTGATGTATGTAATGAAGCTGAAGCTATCAAATATGCGTTACAATTTTTTGATCCAACAGCACATGATCCTGAAATTATAGAAGTATGGAGTGATGAAGATGACTACTGATAAAATTATTTGTAATGCGATTATGACACCCGATGGTACATACTTGCGTAGCTATCATGTACATGACTACAGATCACACTTTGACACCGTATCTTATGAAACGTATGTTGTAGATGGTGGTAACGATTACTTACGCCGTAGCGTAAATACAACACCTGCTACAGCAATGGATGTATACCTAAGTGATCCTTTTGAAACTGTTCGTAGAAATTTTGTATGGAAATCCTACGGTAAGAACGGTGAGTATATCCCACACGGTATTTATATTTACTTGTGCAAGATGGATACGGATCATATTCGTGCTATACTTGAGACTCAGAAGCACATCAAGGGAACTTACGTAGAAGACTTGATGAAACAAGAGTTAGCTTATCGAAAGGAATTTTGTAATGAGTGAGTTTACGAGTATTGGTAACAGTGCATTCGATCATTGGTTTTTAACTGCCAAATCTTCTACACCAAACAATCCATATAATCCACACAAGTTACCACTAGCAACAGAATTGCTTTATGGTATCTGTAACAATGATGACGATAAGTTTCTTCGATTGTGTGAGATACTTGAAGAGTGTTTTAAAGCTGGTCAACTAAAAGGAGAAGGCAATGTCTGACGTAGAAGCATTTTGGGCCAGAGTAGCTGAGAAGTTTGGTGACAAGCGCAATTGGCATCAGTTGAACCCTATGGAGCAACAGATGGTCATCCAAGGTATTAATATGATTTTACAGGTGGTGCAACGATGAACTTTCCTAAAATTATTTGGCAATCGCCTAAATTTTTCTATCATGCTGGTGTATACTTGAAGATCGGCAACAAACGATATCGCATTTTTAAAGTAGGAGCACGATGATGACAATTCCAGAAGGCTTTAAGCCACAGCTTGCTATCGAGCAAACAAAGGTTAAGACACAACCTGCAAACATGTACATGTCAGAGAAACTTGACGGTATTCGCTGTATTGTATTCGGTGGTGTAGCTTACTCTCGTAGTCTTAAACCAATTCCAAATAAGTTTATCCAAGCTTATTTTAAGAACCAGTGGACAGGTGGTTTGCTGGATGGTTTAGATGGTGAACTGATCGTTGGTGATAAGAATGCACCTGATGTATTCAACCAAAGCACTTCTGGGGTTATGCGTATCGAGGGAGAACCAGACTTTACATTTTGGGTTTTTGATCGCTGGCATCCTACAGCTACTTGGCTTGAACGTTATGCACGTTTGGTTAATCTAGATCGTGATGATCGTTTGCCATTGCGAGTAGAAGTACTGGAGCATTTTCCTGTAGAAGAAATGTTTAACATTGATGAGTTTGAACGTGATATGCTGGCGCAAGGTGCTGAAGGTATTATGCTTCGTGACTCTGACGCTAAATATAAGTGCGGTCGATCTGGTACTAAGAATCCAGAACTACAAAAGGTCAAACGCTTTGTAGATAACGAATTTGAAATCATTGGTTGGGAGCCTAAGTACACCAACACCAATGAAGCAAAGACCAATGAATTAGGACGCACAGAACGCTCTACAGCTAAGGAAGGTATGGTAGCCCTAGACACAATGGGATCGTTGATTCTACGTACCTCTAAAGGCGATACATTCAGTTGTGGTAGCGGTATGACTGATGCTATTCGTACAGACTTGTGGGAACGTAGGGAAACATTGATGGGTCAACTTGCAAAAGTTAAGTATTTTGACGTTGGAACAGGTTATAATGTACCTCGCTTTCCAGTACTGGTTGGTATCCGGCATAAAGACGATTTGTGATATAATGCCGGAAACAGAAAAGGAGAAACAAATGACAGAACGTAAATTAGCAACGATTCGTAAGATTGCAGCAATTGAACCCATCGAAGGTGCAGATGCTATTGAAATCGCTGTAGTCGATGGCTGGAAAGTTGTAGTAAAGAAGGGTGAGTTTGCAATTGATTCGCTTGCGGTGTACCTAGAAATTGATTCTTGGGTTCCAACAGAACTTGCACCATTCCTATCCAAAGGTAAAGAGCCTCGTGAATTTGAAGGTGTAAAAGGTGAACGCCTACGTACAGTAAAACTGCGTGGTCAAATCTCACAAGGTTTGCTACTACCTGTTGAACAACGACACGAACAATTCTGTGGTCTGTTAGATATGGTTGTACTTGGTGATAAAGAAGAAGTTGTTGAAGAAGGCACTGATGTTACCGAATTCTTGGGTATCCTCAAATGGGAACGCCCAATGAATGCTCAACTCGCTGGTATGGCACGAGGTAATTTCCCTACGCTAGTACCAAAGACTGATCAAGAGCGTATTCAAAACCTTACACGATCTTTCGAGCAGTACAAACTTGATACTTGGTCAATCACAGAAAAACTTGATGGTTCATCTTGCACATTCTATCTGGATGACGAAGATGTATTCCATGTATGCTCACGTAACTTGGACCTGAAAGAAGATGAAGCAAATTCGTTCTGGAAAGTAGCACGTAAGTTTCAAATTGAAGATATCATGCGCCGTAACTTTATGAAGGGTATGGCAATTCAAGGTGAAATGATCGGTGAAGGTATCCAAGGAAATCAGTACAAAACACAGCTTGACTTCTACGTTTACGACATGTACAATACTCACACAGGGCAATACATTTTGCCTGTACAGCTTAAAGCAGCGTGTGAACGTTTGGGACTAAAACATGTACCTATTTTGTGTGAAGCTATTGGACTTGAGAACGAAACTATTCCATCTATACTAGATTTCGCACAGGGTAGGTCTTTTATCAACGTAAGTAACCGTGAAGGCGTAGTGTTTAAGAGCAACACGGTGCATGACCGCAGCTTTAAGGCAATCTCAAATTCTTGGTTACTGAAAAATGAATAAGGAGTAAAAAATGATTGAAGAAGGAAAATACATTAAAGTTTGTGCTATTGAATATAAAGAATTACAATCACAAGCTTTGTTTTCTGATGCTTTAGAAGCAGCAGGTGTTGATAACTGTCAAGGTTATGATGAAGCTATCAAAATCTGGAACGAACTTCGCACAGAAAATAAATAAGGAGTAGAATTGGCAAATTTCGTTAAGCACACTAATTGTGAAGAGTGCGGATCGTCTGATGGTAAAGCAGTGTATGAAGGTGGTTCTTCGCATTGCTTTGTCTGTGAACATACTGTACCTTCGGATGAATTCAAGGAACAAAATTCCAAGAAGACAACCCGAGTAAGATCATCAATAGCAAAGGAAGAAAAAAGTATGGAAGTTAAACCTAGTGGTAAACCTGCTATGACACCAGATGAAAATGCAGAGATTAAATCTGTAACTGGTGTAGCTGGTAAAGGTTTTCGTGGACTAAAAGATGAAACTACAAAACCTTTTGGTGTACGGTATGCCTATGACGATGATGGTGAAGTGGAAGAGCAATACTATCCAGCTACACAAGATGGTCAAATTGTAGGATATAAAATCCGTGAAGTACCAAAGAACTTTTATTCCAAAGGTCGCACAGGTGCTGACTGCGAATTGTTCATGCAGTTTAAATTTAACCGTGGTGGAAAATATGTATTGATAACTGAAGGTGAACTTGATGCTTTGTCTGCATATCAAATGCTTTCAGAGTACAACAAGAGTCGTGGTGATTTTGAAACTGCAGTTGTTAGTCCAACTACAGGTGCTAACTCACACAAACAAATTGCAGCACAATATCGTTTCTTTGACACCTTTGATCAAATCATCGTGTGTTATGACAATGATAAAGCTGGTAAAGAAGCAACAGAAGATGTAGTCAAAGCTTTACCAAAAGGTAAAGTTAAGGTTATGCACATGCGATATAAAGACCCAAATACTTATCTTGAAGAAGGTAAGCAAGATGAATTTATTCGTAACTTCTATGAAGCTAAACGCTACACTCCTGTAGGTGTATTAGGTAGTGGTGAACTATACGATAAAATCTTAGCCCAAGCTACAGTACCAAAAGTACCGTTTCCACCATTCATGAATACATTGAATGAAATGCTTGTCGGTGGTTTACCACTAGGTCATATTATCAACATTGCTGCAGGTACAGGTCTTGGTAAAACATCGTTTGTTAACGAAATGATTTATCATTGGATTTTTAACTCACCGCATAAAATCGGTATTGTTTCAATGGAATTAGATTCAGGTCAATACGGTGAAACGTTACTCGGTAGGCATCTAAGTCGTAAACTATCTTTGATTCAAGATGACGATGCAAAGAAGGATTTGTTGGAGTCTGATAAAGTACGTGATAAAGCAAATGAACTTTTCTACAATGAAGACGGTCAACACCGATTCTATCTCTTAGATAACCGTGATGGTACAATCGAAGAGATTCAAGATACAGTAGAAGAGCTTGTGGTATCATGCGGTTGCAGAATCATTGTGCTTGACCCTTTACAGGATATTCTAGATGGTTTATCCAATGAAGACC